CGACGTTCACTTGCCGACAATCGTTAAGGTCGATATCGCGCTCACTGGGATAGCCGAGATGAATTTGCGTCTTTGGCTCGCGAGCAGACTGATCAAGGCAGCCGCGTGGGTGCTGGGCGGCGTCGGTTCCGTCGACATTGTCGTGCGCAAAAGCGAAGAGTGAAGGCGGCGCGCAAGCCAAGATCCCTCACGCGTGGGGAGCGCAACTGCAACTGGATCGAGAAGTACTGCCGCATACCGGAGGGCAAGTTCGTCGGTCAACCGGTGCGGCTGCGTCCCTGGCAGCGGGCGATAGTCACCGGGATCTACGACACCCCCACGCGCCGCGCGATCATCAGCTTCGGGAAGAAGAACGCGAAGACGGCGCTCTCGGCGATGTTGCTGCTGCTGCACCTGGCGGGCCCAGAGTTTCGCCGCAATGGGCAGCTGTACAGCGGTGCGCAGTCACGCGAGCAGGCCTCCGTCCTGTTCGGGCTGGCCTCGAAGATCGTCGAGCTCTCGGTCGACCTGTCGGCGGAGGTCGTGATCCGCGATACGGTGAAGGAGCTGTACTGCCCGAGCCTTGGCACGAAGTACAAAGCATTGTCGGCCGAGGCGAAAACGAAGCATGGCCTCTCGCCCGTGTTCATGGTGCACGACGAGCTCGGCCAGGTGCGCGGCCCGCGCTTTCCGCTCTACGACGCGCTTGAGACGGCCGCGGGCGCAAACGATGAGCCCCTGTCGATCGTAATCTCCACGCAGGCCCCCGAGGACGGTGACCTTCTGTCGATATTGATCGACGATGCGGCCAAGAAGACCGATCCGATGGTCAAGCTTTTCTTGTGGACGGCCCCGCTCGGCGATGAGCTGCATCCGGTTGATCCATTCGCCGAGTCGACGATCAAGCAGGCAAATCCCGCCTACGGTGATTTCCTTAACGCCAAGGAAGTGCTCGCCCAGGCAGAAGATGCGCGCCGCATGCCCTCGAAGGAGAACACGTACCGGAACCTGGTTCTAAACCAGCGTGTCCAGGTACGAGCCCCGTTCGTCTCCCGCAGCGTCTGGGACCGGTGCGCGGGCGCGCCGGATCCGGAGCTCCTGCGCACCGCAACGCTGTACATGGGGCTTGATCTTTCGGCCAGGAATGACCTGACGGCGCTGATCACGATCGCCGAGGACGCCGCGGGCGTGTGGCACGTGTTCTCAAAGTTCTACGCCCCGGAGAAGGGGGTCATCGAGCGCGCCAGGCGCGATCGGGTGCCCTACGACGTTTGGGCGAAGCAGGGGTTTATCACCCTCACGCCTGGCGCCTCGGTCGACTACGACTTCGTGGCCCGCGACCTGGTAGAGCTGTGGCGAGGGGCGACCGTTGGCCGCATCGCCTTCGACCGCTGGCGGATGGATGTGCTGAAAAAGGCCGTCGCCGGCGTCATGGATTGCACGGTCGAGGAGATCCCGCTGCCGCTTGCCGACTTCGGCCAGGGTTTCAAGGACATGAGCCCGGCGATCGATGACCTCGAGGCGGATTTCCTGAACACCCGGATCCGGCATGGGGGCAATCCAGTGCTGACCTCCTGCGTGGCGAACGCGGTCGTCACGCGAGACCCGGCCGGAAACCGAAAGCTGGACAAGTCGCTGGTGACGCAGCGGATCGACGGCGCGGTCGCTCTGGCGATGGCACGCGGCGCCGCCACCGCGGCGAAGCCTGATGAGGATGGCCCTCTTTTTGTGGAGCTTTGATGGCATTCAGTCTTCGAACACCCTGGACGCGCACGCCTCGGCAGGAGCTCGTCGTCGCGCCCTCCGTGCAGGCACGCAGCGTCGTGCTTGCGGATCGGCACAGGGCAACGAGCGCGCCCAAGTTCACACAGGCGCCGGCGATCCAGAATTCCTCAATGGTGACGGGCCTGTCGTTCGCGGACTTCCAGCGCCTGTTCGTGCTCGACACGCACTCTGGCGCCAACGTCAACGCGGAGAATGCTGGCCGGGCGATCCCGGTGCAGGCCGTCACGACGCTGATATCTGGCGGCATTACCTCGATGCCACTGCGGATCGTCCAGCGCGTGATCGTCAACGGACAGGCGACGCTACAGCCGGCCGATGATCACCCGTACTGGTGGCTGTTCAATGAGCAGCCCAACGATGACACGACCTCCTCGCACTTCCTCGAGCAGATCGTCAAGAGAAAATTGCTGTGGGGGCGCTCCTTCGCCCGCATTATCCGCAAGAGCGGCGGCCGGTCGATCGAAATCGATCAGCTGATCTGGTATCCAAACGAATGCGTGCAGATCGAGAAGAATTGGGACGAAATCGCCAAGATCTGGCGAATCACGCGCTACTTGTTCCGCGACGGGCTGAACAGCTACGGCGTGCCTCCCGAGGACGTGCTCGACTTCCGGGGAGCTCAAGCGCCGCATGACTGGGCGATGTCCGAGGAGCTGTGGTCGGCACGGGAGGCGGTCGGCCTTTGCATGACGATCGAGGAGTATTGCGGCAAGTTCTTCGCCAACGGCGGCATGCCGCGCACCACGATCGAGTTTCCGAACAAGGCCGACAAGGATCAGCAGGAGCTCCTGCGCGAGGCCTGGGTGCGCAAGTACGGCGGCGCTGAGAACGCCGGAATGCCGCTGATCCTCACGCAAGGTGGCAAGGCCTCGAAGCTGAGCTGGAATGCCGAAGAGGCCCAGATGCTCGAGGCGAGAAAATTCCAGGTGATCGAGATTGCCCGCGCCTGGGGCGTTCCGCCTTTCATGATCGGGGAGACCGAAAAATCGACTGCCTGGGGAACAGGCCTAGAGTCGCTCGGTCTTGGTTTCATCCGTTATACCCTCGGGCGCCACATCACGGCGATCGAGCAGGAGATCAACCGGAAGATATTCCGGATCTCCAAGTACTTCGTTGACTTTGATGAGGAGGCACTCGCGCGCGGCGATATGGCCTCCCTCGGGACCTGGTTCCGCCAGGCGGTCGGCGGCTCGAACGGCCCCGGCTTCATGACCCGCGATGAGGTCCGCGCTCGCCTGAAGATGTCGCCCCTGCCAGATGGCGCGGGCGACACCGCTTATACACCCCCAGCTGGAGCTACCAATGCGGCCCAATCGCCTGATGGCACTAATAGCGGCGAACAAAAGCCGCCCCCGTAGGTTCGAGGTCCGCCAGGAAGCGGATTCGTCCTCGACCATCTACCTGTACGACGTGATCGACCCGTTCTGGGGAGTCTCCGCGGCATCGTTCGTGAAGGCGCTGAATTCAATCAGCACGCCTAAGATCGAGCTGCATATCAACTCGCCAGGTGGCGATGTGTTCGACGGCCGCGCGATTGCGAGCGCGATCGCCGCGCATCCTTCGCAGGTTACGGCCCACGTGGATGGCTATGCGGCCTCTGCCGCCTCGATCGTTGCGATCGCCGCGAAGCAGGTCGTCATGGCGCCAGGCTCTTTCCTGATGATTCACAACGCCTGGACGTTTACGTACGGGAACGCAGCGGAGCTGCGCACGACGGCGGATTTGCTGGACAAGATTGATGGCTCCTTGATTGAGGATTATGTGCGCGCCTCGGGCGCATCGGCCGAGCAGGTCAAAGCCTGGATGGATGCGGAGACCTGGTTCACGGCCCAGGAAGCGGTCGACGCGGGCCTGGCTGACTCAGTCGCCGAGACTGCCGACCCTGACGAGGGCGTCAACGACTCCTGGGACCTCTCGGTGTACGGCCGCGCCCCCACACGCAAGGATCCGCCAGAGATCGAGCCGGCCGTCGACATCGCGGCCCTAGATGCCGCGCACAGCGAGCGCGCTGCGCGCCTGCGCCGAGTGTCCTTTTCCTGATTCGCAATTATTTCGCCTAGCGGCTCCCGCTAACTGGCGACCGTCGGCGCCCCGGTTTCGGGCGCTTCTTCCATATCGGAGTACTCAAGAATGTTACGTATCAATCAGTTGCGGGAGCAGCGGACCTCTCTCGCCAAGGAGGTTCGCAACCTTCTGGAAAAGAACCCGGGCGCAACATGGAACGCCGAGCACCAGTCGACGTACGACGCGAAAATGCAGGAGATCGATCGCCTCGACGCGGAGACCAAGCGCCTTCAGGCCGCGGCAGATCTGGACGCCGACGGCGCCTTCGAGGATGCGGCCGAACAGGTGAATGCGGATCGCGCACGCAGGGAAGGGCGGCAGGCAGGCGCTCCGGATCCGCTGTCAGCGCGCGGGATGTATCAATCATTCCTGCGCGGCGGCGTCGAGCAGATGAGCGCGGATCAGCAGCGCACCTTCCGCAACACCATGTCGACCACCACCAACAGCCAGGGCGGCTACACGGTTGCCACC